TGGTCTTGTTCAATATGTGCAATAGTTTTAGTAAAACCGCTTGTCTTACCGGTCTTAATAATAATACTATTACCATTAATATTTATTGTATCAAATACTATTTTAAATACATGACCAACTTGCCATGCAGTAGTACTGTCATCAATGTATATATACAAATCATCATTAGGGTCAGTTGAAAAAGTTTCATAAAGACTTAGCCTATTAGTAAAGTCTTGAAGTCTAGACCATATTGCATATCGATCCGCACCGTTTCCACTATTACCTGCATCAAATAGATTAGTATTAGTAATTTCAACAGCTACTTCCTTTGCAGCTATATCCCATAAAAACTTTTGACTTGGTGCATAACCAACAACATTATTATTAATTTTAATATGCCCCGTTGCGTTTTTTGAAATAGAAGTTCCCTTACCATTAAAAATAACATCAGTATTATATTGTAATTCTGTGGGTATTGTACCATCAATCAAAGAATTTATCTTTTCATGTGCTTTCTGTATTAATTTTAACAAAGCATCAGAATCTTCTAACTGTATTGAGCTATTTTGAAAACTATCTTCTAACTCTCTTAATCTTTTTAAAATATCATCAGAGTCGTCACTCGACACTAATAAGTTTTCTAAAGTATCAAGTCTAGATGCAATTCTAGAATATCTAGCATTAGCATCTAATAAAACTTCTACGGCATTTTCTAATGCAGTAGTCGTATCCATAAAAAGATCCATCGAGAATGTAGTAAAGTCATTAATACTTGTTTCTACACCAACATTATCTAGAGATGAATTAAATTTAAGATTAAGCTTTAATGAAAAAGCATTACCATTAAGTCCGGTAACTTCATTTGGCTTATTCTTAATTTGTTCGTTAATTTTAGAACCGACACCACCAACCGACTGAATATCATCTAGTATAAGTATACCATATAAATTTGTCGCTCTATTTGAAGGCACTGATTCACTGTATAGGTCATAGTAAACTAAAATAGCATTAAAAGTAAACCTTTGACCGGTTTTTGAGTAATCTAATAAGTTTTTAACAGAAGATGTATTTACAACCTCATGGTATGCTGTTGCATCCCACTCAATTTGGACACTATCTGTAGTATTAACTGAAATATCATAATAAGGTCCATCTGATAAAGTATAATTATCAACAACAGCATCTATATTTAAACTTGGGTCTGGATGTGTTTGTCCAGCTCTACCCTCAATATCACTAGATGCATAAAGTTTACTTGCTGTTGTATTATAATTTTCAGGACTAAAAATAACTTGTGGCGTATAACCAACTGATGTTGGCACATTAATAAATACCTCGTGGTAAGTATTACCGGCATAGGCGACATCATTCTCTGCGTCAATTGTACCTAAATACTTTACAACTCTATCATAAGCTGCTGTACCAATTCCATCACTATTCACAGGTTCAGTATAACCGCCCAGTGTACTAGTATTAGAATCTGCAGATTTATATCTAATAGCCCCAAGAGTGCTTAACCATTTAAAAAATATCTTTTCAGAATCTGATTGCATTATAATAGGATCGTAATCATCATCTTGAAGAAGTAATTCTTCCATGTTTAATGCATAGTTTTGAAAAGTTTGCGCAAAATCTATATTTGGAGCGTTTCCAACGTAATTTGCACCAGATGCTTGTTTAAGCCCTAATTCAAAATCGATAGTGTTTGAGCCAGATACTGCTGTTGTAAAATCTGGAAGATCTATTAACGCAAATCTGCTAAACTCAAATTTAATATCTGGGTTGTTAAACGCCCTAGTCATGTCCTTTGCAGAAGACGCAAACGCATACATAGTGCCGCCCTGCGACTGTGGTATTCTAACTAGTGGAGTTGCCATTTATTAACTTGTTTATTTGTTTATTATACTATTGTTGCACCATAAGAAGCAATAACAAACCATTTGTTATTAAAACATCTTAAAGTTGCAGAAGCGTTTACTATATTTGCAGAAGCTCCGGTTAAAGTTATAGTGCTTACACCTAAATCAACTCCGGCTGCACTATTAATTTCTATATCCGATGCAGATCTACTAATAATAGTAACTTCTTGGCCTTCCTCTCCTTCTGGAAGAGTAAATGTATTTGCAACAAAATAAGTACTTGCCTCTATAGATACAGGTGCATTGTCAATAGAAGGTGTTGCAAATGAACCAACTACTCCGTTTTTAATTAATTTACCACCAACTTTAAAAGCTCCGTTAAATGTAGTATCTACTTCAAAAGTTGCTTCAGTTGTGTTAATAGAAGCAATAGAGCTACCACCAGATGTTAGTGAAAGTTCCCCAGCAGATACACTAGCTACATTACTTAATGTTTGCGTAGTTGGATCTAATAGGGCTGTGATTGAAGAAAGTTCATCATTTAATAACTCAAAGTTACTATTGATAACTGGTCTCGATGAAGAAACTGAATCAGTTCCTAAAATTTCAGTAATGTTTGCCATTTTTAGTTTTTTTATTTTACTTTTATCATATTACGTTTTACAACGTTTTTATTTCCATACGTGTCTTCGGCATTTAGCTCAATTGAGTAGAAACCAGACTCTTTAAAAATATAAGTCAGCCACATATTATTATAGTATATATCATCATTTGCTGGGTTAGTTGCATGTTTAATACTCCATGTTGGATTTTTTAGACCCGGCATTTTAGAACTATCCACTGCAATTGTTACATGAGTCGATCTTTCTACTTCTGCAAAATCTTTAAAAACCCTAGTATCATCGAACGTTGGATTATAATGTATGACATGCTGTAAGCCCTCAGTTATATATATTGGTTCCAGGTCTGTAGGCCCTTGTACTGATACAGAATCAAAATCATAATTCTTAGAATACTCTTTACCAACTGCTAAAATATAGTAAAAAGTTTCGCCACTTCCATTGTTATCTATATCAGCAAATACTGGATTGTAATTAAACTTACTAATGATAGGATCCATAGACGCATTAAGTTCATCTGTAATTGTTTGCCAAGCACTAATATCTAAACTACCAGATGGTGTTGGAGATGTAACAGTTATAGAACCAGTCTCAATTTCATTAGTACTAACATTTGTATGTGTAATAGATAGAACTGTTCCTGTTTCAAGATCATCTATTTTAAAAGACGAAGTTTGATCTGGCCCCACTCTAGTAGAATCCCAAGAAAGATTTTTTGTATCAAACCATCTATAAGAAGACTCTTCCCATCTATAAGGTCCAGTAGTTTCACTAAAACCAGTCTCGCTATAAATATCCTGATATCTTCGCACTGTAGAAAATCTAATACCTTGGCTAATATCATGCTGATAATTAGCTCGATCTAGTGTTAAATAAAGTGCAGCAATATGTTCATCTACCGATGTCTTGTTATTTTGAGGATTGTCCCAATAACCACCAGCTTTACTCCAGTCTAATTTTGTATCGTCCCATGTAAAAGACTCTAGCCATTTATAAATACCATACAATTCAATATCTTTTAAATTAACTTCAAACAAATCATCTATTTTATAATAAGACCTATGTCCAAATAAATCATAAGTTCTCATCTCTACACTATATACATCATTGTGCGGAATGAAAATCGGTAATCTTAAATAATCATCAATTGCTCCTCTAAAACTTTGATTATACCCATTTCTACCCGTAACTATCCATTCTATTTCATATACCCATTTTTTCCACCAGTTTTCCCAAGTTACACCAGAGTGTAGTTGTTCAATTCCGTTTGGTACTGGATCATTTCCATCTGGATCTGCATCTTCCCATGTAAAAAGGGCCTCATCCCATATATCATCAAACGATGGAATTCCATTAAGTATAATAGGACATCCAACTGGAGTGCCCTCATTCCAAGTTTCTAAAGTTCTATCATGATAGTTTTCATAGAATGCATCTACAATATCTCTTAACTCAGTGATTTCACTAGAAGTAAGTGTAGAATAATCTATATCACGGTAATTTAAAAACTTTACGTAATTATTTGTAGCATCATTTTGATCTAAAACATTACCAATTACCAGTGCCATATCTTCAATAAAAATAGATCTTTCTTCTTGGTCTATTTTAAAATCAATATTATGACCCTCACTAAAATAAGATATTGCATTTTGAGTATTCCACACATTTATATTTTTTTGTGTAAAATAATCACCTTCTGCTGTAATATCAATAATCTTAGCGTTAAGGGGTAAAAAATCTAATTGTAACTTTTTAGATAATCCATATAATTTAAGTAGAATTTCTTCTGGTGTAAAATCAAAAATCTCAGTTACATTTGGGATATCCCACTCATCATAAGTTCCGTTTGGTTCATTAAGCCTATAAACAAGACTAAATTTACTAGTCTTTTTCATTGTTTTAGAAGGAGTCTGAATAACCTGCTTCTTTCTAGTCATTTCACCCCTAACTGAAGAGTTAGGTACTGGAACTGCATGTAATTTACCAAAATTACTTTTAGAAGAATCTACATTTAACCAATATTCTTTTAATGTAATATTATTATACCCAAAGAAATCAATTGCGTTTAAGATTGCTTTATATGTACCAACAAACGGCTTAATATTGTGTAACTCTAATAAGAGTTCTTTTCTTTTTTGATTTAATAAAATGTTATCTGGCGACATTTCAGAAAGATCATGACTTTTAAATAAAAGAAAATCACCTTCACTTAAAGTAGCTCCAAAATTCTGTAAAAGATTTTTTAATCTTTCATCTTCAGCAACAACTTCACCATAAAATGAAATTGAAGCTATCATATTTTTTGAACTTCCTTCTTTTATATAGACATTTAATATTCTAACATGAGCACCTTCAAATTCAGATTTAATAGCAATATTAACCTGAAGTGCTGATGTATTATTTTTAGAATCATTAATAATGTAATAACCTTCTGGGTTTGTGCTATCAACATCACTAAAATCTCCAAGATTAATTTCAACTGTTTTTTTCTCTGTAACTATCGGTAATCCATTTTGCATTTCTGCATCATACATAAAAATATCATCACTATGGTTTGAATTATTTTCTGTTGCCCATTCAAAACAAAGAATTGCTGGAGTGCTAGATTCTGACCTAGGATAATTAAATGTAAAATTATTTCTATGGATAACTTCCTCTAATACAAATATATTAGAAGTTTCATAAAGCCCTGTCGATACCTCATCTAAAAAAACACTACCCTGTAAGAAACTATCACTATAACTTGAAGATTTAGTCTTCAAATTTAAGTCATTTTCAGTGTCTTTAAAAAATCTTAAATTATTATAAGCCATTATCTAACGTTTATGTCGTCTTTTTTAGTAGTGTAATTTTTAAAGTTCTTTAAGTATGCCGGTGCTTTTAAAATATTACCAAGCGATCTATCTATATAAAAAACAAAATTTGCAAGTATCTTACTCCTTAAAATAAATGGAGATACTGAATTACTTAAAATACCCGCAAGCCTAGTAGGAACTCCATTGTTTAATCTAGAATCCTTTCTAGTATTAGAAGCTTCATAAAGCTTAGTATTAAGCGCAGCATTTGATTTTGTTTTATTAAGATCCTTCCTCATTACTTAAGTGCTTTTCTATTTCCTGCCTGTACCCTAGTGTAAATTGTTCTAGGTACTGGAGTTGAGTCAAAGTTAATACTTAATGCTGCCTCTTCATTCATAAGAGCATCATCTACAATTACATCACCATCTCTATCTTGCCAACCTCCTCTAAATACTGCAACTTCTTCTTTATCCATAATAATATCACCCCATTGATCTAATCCAGCCACATCTTCTGGGATTGTAGTAGTATCATCAACTCTTACGACATTTACAGTTTCTAATTTTTTAAAGAACACATATTTCTGTTTACCATTTCCAATATCTTCTAATAATACTGGCTCTTGTGGCTGTACTTGTGTTGTAATTGATTCATAATAACCAAGTCTTCTAGCTGTTTCTTCAGTTTCAGAAATAAATCTAACATTTACTGAATCAATACCTTCTATTTCTTCTAAGATGTAAATAATATCAGACTTAGGTAGTTTATCTCTTCTTGTTATATTTAATAAGTAATCAGAAACAACAGCCCTAACATCATTAAAAATATCTTGTTTACTAAATCCTTCAAAATATCTAATATCAATATCCATTGAATATTTTCTAATTTGTGGCTTTACAAAATTAACTTCTGTTGTTACCATCATTTGACCAGAGTCTTCTAACACTTTTAACATTGCGTCATATTCCTCTTGTGCAAAAAACATTTCTTTTTCTGGCATTGAAAAATAATCACCGCCTTTAGAAACTTTTTTCTTAATATCCGGAGTTGCAAAAATATAAATAACATTATCGTCGTCTAAGTATTGGTCGTCAGTTCTATTATAAGCGTCAATATAAGAGAAGATACCATACTTAGAAAGAAAGTATTCATAATTATCTGGAGTAGCCAACACAAAGCTCTTAGAGGCCATAGGAGTTAATATCTTTGTAAAGTCAATAGATTCTCTATTAGCTCCCATCTTTGGCGAAGAAGTTACTTCAACATTTAATAGTTCATTAAGGTCATGTAATGTTCCAGTTGAATCTTCACCTTCAACTTTCCATTTAACTTTTAATTCACCGGAATCATTAAGATTACCTTGAGCACCTTTATGTTTTAAATATTCTACTTCTACAATAGCGCCTTTATTTGGTATAGCACCAAAATTAGAGTTACCAAAATAAATATCTAACCCACCAGAAATTCCAGTCTTAATTAGATAGCCTTTTTCATTTGGTAGTAAATCATATAAAGATTCATGCTTAGTCCACTGTTCTCCATTAACACTAATAGTAACTCTATTATGATCTGTTAAACCGCTGCCAGTTTTACAGTTAAAAGATTGCATCGATTCACCAGTACTAGTAAACGTTTGTTTTTCAAAAACACCCTGTACGATTCCACATGTAGTCCAGTTAAAATCTGATTTAGAAATTCTAAAGGCATCCCTAGAAGTTAATAATGTGTAGAACAATCCATTTGATTCAAACTCAAGTTCGGCTCTACCATCTATAACTAATCCATTTCCGGCAATATCTCCTAAACTTGCAGATGGACTCCATCTAAATCTAATTTCACCAAATGCAGAATAACCTCTTGTCGCATCATGTCCAGTTAATCTAGACATTCCATATACAGATTCCGGATGTTGTGCTGTATAAATATTTTGTTCAACTAACGCATCTTCAATATAAAACATGATAAGCTCAGTTATTTCAGATAGAACTAAAACAATTTGAGCAAACGGAGAAGCCGTAGTAAATAATGTACCAGCTCTTTTATATGCTGATATAATATAATTACGTGCGTCCTCTCTAATTTTATTAGAAGTAATTCTTAGTGTATTTAAAAAATTTTGTTCAGCCATTTTTTGTTATTATAATTTACGTACGAACTGAGACTTCATACTTATTATCTATCTCAATATTAATGTACCCTATATCTCTTGCATTTCCTCTTTCAAAAGAAACATTAATTTTAACTTTATGTTTATTCGCTAATGGACAATATGTATTTAATTGACTTCTTATTTGCTTTTTAATTTTATATTCAGCAAAACCAAATGTATATATCATATCTCCTAAGTTACAACCAAAGTCCGGAAATCCTAAAACATCACCCTTTCTAGTAAATAGAATAGTTTCAATTTGAGTAATTAATTGTTGAACTTCGTCTTCAATATGTACTTTAGTTGCGTCAAAATTTGGGTCGCCATTGACTTTAATATAGATCTCCATTTTATATGTATTCGTTTTTTATGAGTGCATCATCCAATCAACACCTTCATCACCTTTAATTTCTTCTTCAATTATAGATAATTCTTCATCACCCATATCTTTTATAGCTCCATAATCAAATTCAACATTACCAGGCATTGCAAATTTAAAGATACCTAATTTTGCACCAAGTGATTGTTTAATCTTAGCACTTACGTATCTAAAAAATAACTCATCATCAAATAAAGCACAATCGTGAATAGTCTCATATACCTCTAATATCACATCGCCCTTTGGAGTATCTCCCATAATTTTTAAATCACCTGTTAGTTGTGAGTAATGAAATGAAATAGGATTTTCTAGAATCTGTCTAGACAGATCAGCCATAGAAGCATTCAATACATAATATTGTAATTCTTCAGCAGCATCTGCAGCTCCAGCACCATCGTACATTCTTCTAAATAACATTCTTTCCATAGAGAAGTCAGATCCACCTTGGAATCTTTTATCCATACCACTACCAACGCCATTCCAGCCTGATGCTAAATCATAAAGCCCATATACTGAATAAACAGATCCACCTAAGTCTTTCTTATTTCCTTCAGCATCACTAGAAGCTGCACCTGGCAAAGTTAGAGTCCTATGTTTCTTAAAGTATTCAGTCTCAAATATTTCATTAGGTATATGATAATAATTCTCCTTAAGAGAATATTCATATTTTTTATACATCCACTTTTTAGCTCTTTTAATAATATTAAGAACTTCCTTTGGTGGTAATTGTATTGGAATCATACAAGCTCCAGAAATATCATCCTGAATTTCTGTGAGAAATTCATTTAAACAGTTTGAACCAAAGTCTCTTGGTGTATTTAAATTACTTTCATTTCCACTTCTAATTTCACTCATTTTGTTATTTTATTTTTTTACTTACTACTATTTCGGTATCTTCAAATCTAGCAGCATCGCTTTTAAAACCTTCTCTAAAAATACCCCCAATCATTTTACCTTTAAAGATTCCATCTCTACCAAAGACATAACAATTAGTTAACTCGCAACTTCCATGTACATAAGAAGATTCTATTTTAGATTCAAATACTTCAGTAGATCTATATAAATCACATCTTAATAAATTAGCGCCCTTAACGGTACATCCATATAAATTAGACGTTTCAATATTACCAGCCAATTCACAGTCTACAAAATCATATCCTTCTAATAAATAACAGATTCCAAATTTACCATCTTTAACCTGTATTTTTCCTAAGTCGCTATCATAATTAATTTTACCAGAAACCATGCCACCATTTACAATAAGATCCATTACTTTTTTCTTTATCTTAGCCCACTGTAATTGTATAATTTGTTCATGTTCTTGTAGGTCTACCATAATTGTAATTTCAGGCCAATATTTATTAATATTTTTCCAATCTTTACTACTTTCTATTATTGGTAAATTTTTATTAAGAATCTTTCTAAGCTCAATCTTATTTTCTTCGTTAAAAAGAGGGCTATTGCAAGAGTTCCACATTTGCATTAAAAACATTTCAGAAAGATAAAAAATGTTTTCAGATTTTTTTTCATAATCTGCGCCACCTAAATATCTAAATTCTAGATAATTACTTTCTTTCTTTGAAAAGTTAATTCCATAGTATTTTGTATCTGCAAATTTATAACTCATAGATGAAATATTACTACCATCAAAAAAGTAGGCTTCATCTTTAGGCATAATCCATTTAATACTTTTTGCATAAACAGACTTTTCTCTTTTAGGGAAGAATTTATATACTTGTTGCTCATTAAAATCAAGAATGAATTTTAAAACATTCATTTTTGAAATCATCGCAGGATCCTCTAAATATTTTTTATCAAATGAAAGATTAATATGTATAGATGCTCTGTCATTAGTATAGCCATTCTCATTAATCCAGTTTAAAACATTAGAAATCATAATCCTAGCGTTTCTATATGGAACAGGCCCTGTTACTAATTCTACCAAGCCTTTACCACCAGACATATCTGGTTCTA